ATGCGATTGCCACTATTAAGCAAAAACGCTTTGAAATCATTGAATTGCAAGAAGATTTGGATGAGCTTAGGGAAGATTATGAAGGATTGCTTTATGATTTTCATAACAACCCAGCTTACGCAGAAATTGTTGAAATTGCCGCAGAAATTGCGCTGCTTAATGACTTGGGAGGTAACGACGACATCTCGATTGAACAGTTTCCCGTCGATGAGCCTGTCGAAAATTGGGAAGCAAAGGATGTACCCCCCAGTGATGAAGACTTCGCAACAGCGTTTTCCAGCCCAACAGATGGGGTTAGTTATGCCTCAAGCTATACCCCTACAGCAGATGATTCAGATGCAACGCCTGAGCTTTCTAATGAGCTTGAGAGTGCAACTGGTGGAGATGAAACAGCAGATTCGGGAAATACAACAACTGGCCTAAAATTAGTATAGCTTTTTTAACTCATTGCAATTATAAGCAAAACGTTTATAGCTATTCTAAAAAGGAAAAACTGGACATGCCTGATTTATCACCGCTAACAGCTAGTTTTACATCCACAACGACCAGTGGCAGTAAAGGGGTGCATGGGGCTTTCAACGTCTCGGTGCGCGGCACTTTTACTGCAACGATTGTTGCGGAACGTTCTTTCGATGACGGCGCTACATGGGGCATTGTAAAAACCTATAACAGCGAAACCGAAGACAATGGCGTTGAGCCAGAACACGGCGTTCTATACCGATTGCGCTGCGCTGCTTACACAAGCGGAACAGCTACAGCGCGTTTAGGCGCTGGCACTAACGAATTCATGCCATGAATGGAAACTCACCCTATGAAACCTACTGTTTATAAACCAGAATACTGTCAGAAACTTATCGAATCTCAAGCAAGAGGCGAGCACATTATTGAGTTTGCCGCAAGCGTTTCTGTTAGTAAAAAAACGGTTTTTGAATGGTTGGACAAACACCCTGAGTTTGCAGCCGCCTACGAAGAAGGTAAGCCAAAAGCGATGGCTTGGTATCTCAAAGAAGGCCGTAAAATGGTTAAAGGCGGCAACGGCAACGGCGCTGTTTGGAAATCCTTTATGGCCAATAAGTTTGGTTGGACGGAAAAAATCGAACAAGAATCACGCAACCAAAATCTAAACGTAAACGCCGATGCGGCGGTAAAACCAGAGGATGCCGCGCTTGTGGTATCGGAGATTAAAAAATACCGCGCCAAATATCATGAGCCACCCGTTACATAAATTTTCTGATTTGGAGTTGGCTGCCCTAGAAGAGCAATGCCAAGAGGTCTTAAAATATAACCGAATTTTTGCTTATGAACCGTATCCAAAACAACTGGATTTTCATACTGCTGGCCTAAATTTTCCAGAGCGCCTGCTTCTTGCAGGGAACCAGCTTGGCAAAACTTATTGCGGCGCGGGTGAGGTGTCCTATCATTTAACGGGACTATATCCCGATTGGTGGTCTGGCCGACGCTTCGATAAGCCCGTCAAGGCCTGGGCGGGCGGCGTTACCAACATCACTACCCGCGATACTGTCCAGATGCATTTGTTAGGCGACTTGCGCAACAGGGATTTGCTCGGCACTGGCGCTATCCCGCGTAGTCATTTAGATGTTTCTAAAATCAGTTGGGCAAGAGGCATACCGGACGCCGTAGATACAGCTTTTGTGCGTCATGTTTCAGGCGGTGAAAGTGTTATCCAATTTAAAAGTTACGAACAGGGACGCGAAAAATGGCAAGCTGCGACGCTTGATTTCGTTTGGTTTGACGAGGAGCCGCCTACAGAAATTTACGCCGAGGGAAAAACCCGCACCAACGCCACCGGCGGCATGGTTTTTCTGACGTTTACGCCTCTCGAAGGGATAACCGAAGTTGTTAGGCAATTTTTATATGATATAAATCCGTATCGCAATACAACCGTTATGACTATTGACGATGCTCTCCATTACAGTGCATCCGAAAAGCAGCGTATATTGGCATCATACCAGCCGTGGGAATTGGAAGCCCGCGCTTTTGGCCGCCCCATACTAGGCAGTGGTAAAATATTCCCGATAGCTCGCGACGTTATTGCTTGCGAACCCTTTACGTTTCCTAATCATTTTGCACAAATCAACGGGATAGATATTGGATGGGACCACCCAACTGCAGCGGTAAATTTGGGCTATGACCGTGATAGTGATATTGTTTATGTCGCGAAAACCTTTCGGCGCAAGGAAAGTACGCCGATGCAAATAGCCCCTTCGCTTCTTGAATGGGGCGCATGGATACCGTGGGCATGGCCACATGATGCCCTGCAGCACGATAAAAATGCTGGTTATCAGACCTCGCAGCTATACAGCGACCATGGATTAAAAATGCTGCCAGAGCGTGCCACATGGCCAGATGGAAGCAATTCTGTTGAAGCTGGCGTCATAGATATGCTGGAAAGAATGCAAAGTGGGCGCTTAAAAGTATTTAATACCTGTGATGATTGGTTTCAAGAAATGGACTTATTCCACAGAAAAAATGGGCAAATTGTAAAAATAAATGATGACTTATTGTCCGCAACGCGTTATGCGATAATGATGCTGCGCTATGCATTAACCGAACCAGAGAAAAAGCGTCCCATTCAAGGGCGCTTCACCCACCCTCGCGCACGAGGCACTGCATGGATGTCATAAACGACCAAGAAAAAGATTTGAACACCATTCTCAGTGAGGCAAGAGAGCGTTATGAATACGCCGTTGATGCTGAAAGGTTAAATTTAGACCACGCAATCGAAGATTTAGATTTCGCTTCTGGTGAGCAATGGGATAACAGCCTGCGCAGCGAGCGTGAATCCGAAGGCAGGCCATGCATTACCATAAATCGCATACCACAATTCGTAAAACAGATTACCGGCGACATAAGGCAGAACGCGCCGCGCATTAAAATCATTCCCGTTGATTCGCAGGGCGATGCTAAAATAGCGGAAATACGCGCAGGCATTATTCGTTTTATTGAAAACAGCAGCAATGCTGGATATGTTTATGCTGCCACCGCCGAAAAATCTACAATATGCGGCATTGGCCACATCCGCGTAAAGCCTATCGAAAACCAAGATGATATTTTTAATCCTGATTTAATCATTGAGGCCATTCAAAACCCGTTAGGAGTGGTTTGGGACCCGGATTCGCGCAGCATAACCCGCGAAGATGCAAATTATTGCTTTGTTGTGGAAAGCATGACGGAGGATAGTTTTAAAAAACGATTCCCTAAAGCGGTTTATACCTCATGGGATGATATAACAAAAAGATATTCAACCTCTAATAGCATTTCATGGGCAGACCCAACGGGCGTTTTAGTTTGCGAATATTGGTGCAAGAAACCAATTGAGCGCATCATTGTGCGCCTACAGAGCGGTGAAATTCTCGATGTAACTGACCGAACGGAGCAAGAAATACAGAGCTTGCCGGTGATTGATATGCGTCGCGCATCAGGTTATAAAATAATGCAATACCTCATGAGCGGCGCTGAGATTCTTCAGGAGCCGATTACGTGGCCGGGTAAATATATCCCCATTGTTCCGGTTATCGGTGAGGAGATTTTTAACGGTAACAAATGCTATCGCCACGGCATAGTACGTTTTGCAAAAGACGCGCAGCGCATGTATAACTTCTTTAGGTCTGCCGAGATAGAGTTGGTGCAGCTGCAGAATAAAGCGCCGTATTTGGCAACGCCCGCTAACGTTGAAAACTATGAGGGCGATTGGTCACAGGCCAACAAGCGCGCCCTGCCCTATATATTGTTTAATCCTGACCCATTAATGCCGGGATTTACGCCGCAGCGTCAACAGCCGCCCGTTAGCAGCTCAGGCATGAGCAATCAGATAGCTTTAGCCGCCGAGGACATGAAGGCCACAACTGGAATTTACGATGCGGCATTGGGCAAGCAAAGCAACGAAACATCGGGACGTGCTATTTTAGCGCGGCAATCTGAGGCCGATACCAGCACTTATGTGTATTTAGATAATTTGCGGTACAGCATAAAGCATGTTGGTAAAATCTTAAATGATTTAATCCCGATATACTACAATGCTGAGCGTTCGGTTAGGATGCTAGATGTCAAAGGAGACATCAGTGCTGCGTTTGTTAACGTGCCGATTGTTGACCCTAATACCGGCCAGATAATAGCATACGAAAACGATATAACCGTTGGAAAGTATGACGTTGCTGTAGAAACGGGTCCAGGATACACCACCAAGCGCCAACAAACCGCCGAGCAGCTTATCCAGCTTATGCAAACAATGCCCGACGTTGCGCCAAAAATAGCGGACATTCTTATAGGCTCTCTTGATATTAACGAAGCTGACGAAATTAGAAAAAGGCTGCAGGAATTTTACAACCCGCCGCCACCGCCACCCAATCCCTTCCAAGAAATGGAAATGGCGAGTAAACAGGCGGAAATCGAGGGCGCGCAACTTGATAATCAAGGTAAATCGCTCGACCTTTTAAAAAAGCAAGCTGAGGTATCGGCTATATCTGGTCGATTGCAAGAATTCATCAACAACGCCGTTCTACAACAAATAGGGAGTATTTTTAATGGAGCAGGAATCAACACGGGCGGGGCAATCCCCAGCACCGGAAGCCAAGGACAACAAGTCATCCCAGCAGCCGGCATCACCCAATAAAACGGAATCCGCGCCGCAAATAGATGCCGGCATTGAAACCGAAAACGAACTATCAGACAATGAAGATAGTGACAATTCAGCAACGCCTGAAAAAAAACGCAACCGAAAAACAGCTCAAGAACGCATTAAAGAGTTGGTAAATCAGAAGAAAGAGCTTGAAGCTAAGCTGCAATTAAGCCAAGCGCCGGTTGTTAATAACTTCGCTGAGCCGAAAGAGGAGCAATTCCAAACATACGGGGAATATCAAGAGGCTAGAGCGGCTTGGAGAGCCGTTCAGATGCTGCAACAACGCGATGCGCAAGCTAATCAACAGCGCGAGCAAATTAGCCAGCAAGCCCAATGGGAGGTAATGCAGAAAAATTATCTTGCAAGTTCCGAAACTGCGCGTAAGATATACCCAGATTTCGATACAGTCGTTAGCAATAGCCCTGTATTGCAGCTGAACGAGCCAGCCTTTGTTCAGGCGGTTGGTGCAACCGATAATAGCGCCGAAGTGACCTATTATCTGGCAAAAAACCCTGAATTAGTGACCGAATTGCTAAATCTAAGGTACTCACCAGCAGCATTAGGCGCTCGCATTGGAGAAATATCCGCAAGGGTTTCTTTTAATCGCGGAAAATCCGTTAGAAAAGTTGACGCCCCCACATCATTAACGACTTTAGGCACTGGCAATACAGGGAAGCCTTTAGATACATCCAGAGCATTAAAAGAAATGCCGCCTGTTGATTATTTGGAGTGGAGACGAAAACAAAAGGAACAAAAATTCAACCGCTCAGCTTGAGGCTAAACAATGTCAAATAACCCAAACCTTTTAACCATCTCAGAAGTGGCTACATTGGCCGCTGAGTCGTTTATGAATGAGCTTGTTTTTGCTAAGCTCGTATCACGCACCTATGAAAACGAAATGCTGACAGGCAAGAAAAAGGGCGACTATATCGACGTTCGCTTGCCGGCCGAGTACGAATCCTTTGATGGTCCTACATTGCGCCAGCAAGATAGCTTTGAAGGCTCTGCTCGTTTACAGATTAACTTCGACCGCAACGTTGGTCTTCACTTTACCCACGAAGACTTAAAATTAGATGTTGACAGCTTCCAAGAGCGTTTCATTACGCCGGCAGCTCGGACATTGGCGAACAATTTTGATAGCTTTATTGCTCAACAAATGTACCTCAACGCCTACCATTTTGAAGGTACGCCAGGCAGCATTCCAAACTCATTAACGGCGGTAACAAACTGCAAAACGCGCCTTGATAACGCGGGCATGTCTCGCGATTTGGTCGCGGTTTTTGACAATGCAACCTATTACTCTTTAACAAATACCGTTGTTGGCCTTAACCCATTTAGCAGCAGCAAGGCGCTAGATGCGTTGGAGCAAAATCGCTTGGGTATGCTGGGCGGCTTTGATACATACCAGAGCAGCCTGATTCGCCGGCATACATCATCCACGCCGGCCGCCGCTGGTACTATTAGTGGTGCAAACCAAAGCGTTACATATGCGTCTGTGAAGGACAATAACTATCAGCAGACACTTGTAACAACAGGTATTACAGCAAACGCCGTCATTCGTCGCGGCGATGTATTCCGGATTGCTGGCGTTAACAGCGTCAACCCGATTACTCAAGAAGATACCGGCCAGCAACAAACATTTGTTGTGATGCAGGACGTAACCGCAAACGGTACGACCACAAGCACCACTGGCGTTATTATTTCGCCGCCAATTATTACAACCGGCGCTCACCGCACGGTGACCACAACCGCAACCAACGGTGCAGCCCTTACATGGTTGACTGGAACGGCTGGTACGGCTTATTCGCAAAATCTTCTCTTCAATAAGAACGCAGTGCAAATTGCAATGGTTCCTTTTGATGAAGTGCCTAACATGGCCGGCGCAAGCCCTGTCGTAAACCGCAATATAAACGGTTTTAGCGTGACAGTCGGTCAGCAATATGATATTATCAATCGCAAAGAAATCTGGCGCTTAGATGCCGTCGCTGCCGTTAAAGTGGTGCGGCCTCAGGGTGTTTGCAGGCTAACGGCTTAAGGCATAGGAGATAAAAACATGTCAAGTCAATCAGTTGAACACTTATCGCGTTACAACTCATCTGGGACTACTTTTGGTCAAGATGCCAGTGATAAAATCTCCTTCTATGGAGTAACTCCCGTAGTAAGAGCTTCGATTGCAGCAGCGGCAACAGATGCGGCTACCAACTTAACCTTAACCAATGATATTCGCACCAAGCTCATTGCACTTGGCTTGGTAAGCGCATAATGACAGAAGAAAAAAAGAGCATTGACGTCATGGTTCTTATGCCGAGCCATGACGCAAAATGCTACGTAGAGACAGCTCGCAGTGTATTATTAAACTTTGCCGATTGTGCTCGACACGGAATCAACCTATTTTGGCAAACAAAACTAGGTGACAGTATCCTCCCCCGGAGTCGTAATCAGTTGCTTCATGCTGCTTTTAAGCATGGCGCTGATTACGCCTTTTTCTGGGATTCCGATATAGTTCTGCCATATGAGGCAATTCGCAACCTAATTCAATCCAATCACGAATTATGCGGCATTGCCTACCCGTTAAAAAGCGAAGAAATGAAATTTGCTTTTAATGCACGCGGCGAATTTCCTATCATTAATGGATGGGCGGAAGTTCAAGGTATTGGCACTGGCGCTATGCTTATTAGCCGTAAGGCATACGAAAAAATGTGCGATGCCTATCCGGGCTTGCTGTATTTTGATGACCAAATGAAAGAGCAGATATTCCGTCTCTTTGATTTTGAAGTACAGGGCAATATGTACATAGGCGAGGACTATGTATTTTGCGGGCGCTATCGCCACGTTGGCGGTAAAATCATGATGTTGACGGATATGGATGTTGCCCACTATGGTCACAATGCGTGGACACGTTGTTTTTACAACGATGTAGCGAAGAAGGTGATAAGCGATGGCGACAGCACAACAAGTGATAAATCGAACGGCGCGGATGATACGCCGGAAGCAAACGGGAGTTTCGTTGACCTCGGAGGAGGCGGCGGACGCGCTAGAGATACTCAACCAGATGAGGCTATCGTGGCCAATACGATACCCAAAATACACGCCGTCGCCTAGCATTTTAGCGTTAACCGATGAGCTTGATGTCTATGATGACCTCATAGAATCCGTTACATATATGCTGGCCGAACAAATGGCCGTTGAATATGGCACCCAATTAACGGCCGAACAAACGCGGCTTTTGATGGGCGCAAAAAATCAATTTCGCGCTCGCTACATGCCTATTTCAAGCGCCACATTTCCTACAAACTTTTCTAGCATGCCTTCATCGCCATATCGGCGCTCTAGGATTCTATGACAAGGGTATCACTACCAGCAACCTACGCTAAAGGTTATTCCGCGCCCTTTAGTGTAGAATATTTGCAGAATATGATGGTTTTGGCGCGGGATATTAGGCAGCAAAATGCGCGGGTAGATTATGTTCTTATTAATACGCCGGGCTTGCGACTTTTTAGCAATTTAAATGCCAGTAATAATGACGAGATAAGGGGCTTGCATGTTTGCGGCGGCGTTCTTTATGCAGTGGCCGGAACGTTGTTGTATAGCATTGATGTTAATGGCGCGGCAACGAGCATCGGAACCATTAACGGCACACAGCCGGTAAAATTTGCCAACAACGGCACTTGGCTGGTTATAGTGGCCGACAGCGTGTCCTATGCTTACAATACGGGAACGGCGACTCTATCACAGATAACAGACCCTGATTTTATTACAGCAAGTGATGTTACCTATTTGAAGGGCTATTTTATATTCAAAAAAGCGGCACTTCCTAAGCAGTTTTTCATATCGAGCCTAGAAGACCCAACCAGTTTTGACGCCACCGATTTTGCATCGGTTAATAGCTCGCCGGGCAATATTACAAAGCTCTTTGGCGCATATGGCGATTTGTGGATATTTTTGGAGGATTCCATTGAAATATGGCGCAACACGGGTTCGGCGGATTTTCCTTTTGAGCCAACGGACGGCGCGGCGCAGGAAATAGGATGCGGCGCTATGGGGAGCGTGGCAAAGATAGAACGCAGCATCTTCTGGCTAGGGAGTGATAATAGTATTTATCAAGCTAGGGGCTACCAACCTCAGATTATAAGCACCGATAGCATTTCAAGAGAAATTGAGGCTATGAGTGATATTTCTGATGCTGTTGGTTTTTGCTATACCCAGCACAATAAGAAATTCTATGTTATTAGTTTTCCAACTGGCGGAAAAACCTTTGTTTTTGATTTAAGCACACAGCTTTGGCACGAACGCTCTAGCGAGGGCAGGAACCGATGGCTGGGAACGTATGGAGTAACGGCCTATAGAAAAACCTTTGTTGGCGGCTATGATTCAGATGTAATCTATCAGGTCGATATGGATTGGTATTCTGATAATGAAAATGAAATTATTAGAATAGTGCAAGGATTGATGGTTCAGGATAATAATAACGCCGTATCGCACAATCAGGTTGAGTTATTATTTGAGACTGGCGTTGGAACGGCATCCGGCAGTGCAACTGACCCGCAAGTAATGTTATCATGGTCAGACGATGGCGGCAGAATATTTGGCAACGAGGCGCAGCGGAGCGCTGGCTTAATTGGAGCCAATAGGACGCGCTTGCAATGGAATCGTTTAGGCCAGGCGGATAATGGGCGCGTTTATAAAATACGAATGTCCGCAAAGGTTAAGTGGGTTTTGCTTGCCGCCGATATGATTTTAGAGCAAAAGTATCCTAAATGACCAATAGTATTACCGTATCCCCGCCGAAATCATCTGAGCCTGTAATAGATAGCGGCGGTTTGATATCAAAATCCTGGTATCGTTTTATGGTGGATTTATGGCGTCGCACAGGCGGCGGCGTTGATTTAATTTCAGGGACGGCAACGACTGTTGTTTTAAATTCACCTACTGGCGCAATGATGTTATGGCAAACAGCAACTGCGCCCAGTGGTTGGCTTATATGCAATGGCGCGGCAGTAAGTCGAGCAACATATGCGGATTTGTTTTCGGTAATAGGCACAACAAATGGCGCTGGTGATGGCAGCACCACATTTAATCTGCCTGATTTTAGGGATAGGCTTCCTATAGGGCTAGGCGCGTCTATTGCAACGAGCCTAGGGGCAACAGGCGGCGCAGCAACGCGAACAATATCTCAGGCCAACCTGCCTAATTATTCCCTTACAGTCACGGATGCCGGCCACACCCACACGTTTACAGGAGCCGCGCACAATCACGCCATTACAGACGCTGGCCACACGCACACATTTACAGGAACCGCGCACAACCACACAAGCCCGTCACACACGCACACAAGCCCGTCACACACGCATACAAGCCCAGCACACACACATACAAGCCCAGCGCACAGCCACGGGCCAACGGCTGGGAATTTTGTGCGAGACAACGCAGGGACAGAATACGTCAATACGGGCGGCAACAAAGGAACCGTGGTGGCGACCACGGCGACTACGGCTGTAACTATTAACAGCACGGCGGCAACTATCAACGGCACGGCGGCAACTATCAACGGCACGGCGGCAACTATAGACAATGCAACCGCGACTGGCACAAACGCCAACAGCACTACTGGTATTACCATTAATAACGCCACGGCGGGCGGCACAAATTCCACGTCAACCACAGGTATTACTGTTGCATCGGGCGGCAGTGGAGCGGCTTTAAATGTGATGAACCCCACTTTATGCGTGAACATGATAATCAAGATTTAACCTTAGCGGCGGAAAATGATATTGCCGCATTGTATGGGTTATTAAAGGGCTTTCATGAAGGCTCGATATGGGGAAAAATACCCCGCTCGGATGCGGATTGCATTGAATATTTATCGGAATTGGTGAACGACAAAGGCTTTGTTATTATCAACAAGGATAAAAATGGCGATATTGTCGCAGCGCTAGGCGTCTTGTTTGCCGCGCCTTGGTACAATAAAAGCGCTAAACTTGCATTGGAAATTTTTTGGTATAAACAGCCCAATATAAGATTAGAGGCTAAAGAGTGGATTCTTTTAGCAGAAAACATTTGCAAAATTAAAGGTGCTTGTGCTATTGAGTTTAGCAGTGTTGGATTACGCCGTAAAGCCTTAGAAAGACTTTACCATCGCGCTGGCTACGTTGAAGCCGAACGGTATTATTTAAGGTGGCTATAAATGGCTATTTCAACCGCAGCAGCCATAGGCGGCGCTGCTGTATTAGGTGCTGGCGCAAGTATAATTGGCGGCAATAAAGCTGCCTCCGCATCGCGTGCTGCTGCGGATACAGCAGCAGGGGCGCAAAACGAAGCAACAGCGCTGCAGAAAGCTATTTTTGAACAGCAAAGAGCAGATTTAACATCACAGCGCGTTATAGGCAACGAGGCGCTATACAGGCTGGCTGATTTAAATAACTTACGCCGCCCGATAACAAACGATGCAATACCAAGTGATGATTTTGCGGTTACAACGGGGCGTTTTGGCGGCGCTGCTTTGCCGGTTTTAGGTGGTCAGCCAACGGCATTTGCTGGCCAGCAGGGCGTCACAATCGGGCAATTCGCGCCAACGCAAACACCGGCAGCCACGCAACAAGGTCAGGCAGGCGCTAATTTTATTCCATTGGGGTATAGCCCCGGCTCTGCGGTTACAGCGGCAGATTTGGGTATAAACTTTAATGCACAGCAACCAGCAGACCCTAGGCGGGATGTTGCAGGGCAAAATGAATTTATGCGCCGCCTTGGTTTTAATCAGGCACTGGATGAAGCAAGCAGATTGAGCGGGGCGGCAAGAGACGCCTATATCGCTGAATTTATGCGCAATGCCACGCTGAATAATACATTTAATGCCGCTCAACGCCCGGCATTGGAATCTGTATTGCGCAGCGGCCTTAACAGCCAACAATTTGCCTCTAATAATTTTCGTTTCCAAGTTCCCGGCACGCAGCAGCCAAGCCCCAGCCAAAGCGGACAAGCGACCTTGCCAGTATTACAAGCCGGCGCATCAGGTGTTGCAACTCCGACTTCTCAGCAAACTCTTGGTGCATTTTCTGGGCAAAATAATTCGGCGCAAGTCAATCCTTATTCTGGATTTATGGAATCGCCTGATTATCGCTTCCGCCTAAGTGAGGGCAACAAGGCCTTGGACAGAGCCTTTGCTGCTAGAGGCTTATCAAATTCTGGCGCTGAATATAAGGCGTTATCGCGCTGGAATCAGGACGCGGCAAGTCAAGAATATGGTGCAAATTATAACAGATTGGCGGCGCTTGCAGGAATAGGCCAAACGGCAACTGCGCAAAGTAACGCGGCCGCTGGCGCTTATGCTGCCAACGCAGGACAGGGAATAGCAAATGCTGGAATGATACGAGCGCAAGGCGGATTACAGGCTGCTGGCGCTCAGTCACAGGGTTATTTGAATGCATTTGGCTCGCTATCGCAAAGCAATTTATTTAGCGGCGGTAATAGAGGTGGAATTATAGAATTAGGGAATGCAATGCCATGGCTGGCCTAGATTATTCACCGTTACAACCGCTTGCAAACCCTGTGGGCTATCTAAATCAGCAGCGCGCGCAGCAAAATCAGGTTCGCTTGCAAGATTTGGCTTTAAAACAACAAGAGCAGCAAGCAACGCTAGGGCAATTTATACAGCCGGCAATTTCTGGCAATAAAGCTGCATTATCGGAAATTTTTAACCGCTCTCCTGAGCTTGGAATGAAAATAATGGAAGCGCAGCAGCCGCGCCCCTTATCGGATTTAGGCAAGGGCTATGCGGACGTTCAGTCTGGCTTGTTGCCTCAGCAGTATTTTGACCAGAAACTCGCCATGGATAACGCACGGGCAAGCGAGCTTGCGGATAAAGCAAACGTTAGAAAATCATCAATTGCTTATAATTTAACCAATCAAGTTTTATCAGCGCCGCCACAAAATAGGCAGCAGGCATATCGGCAAGCATTGGAATCTGCGCAACAAGCCGGCTTGGATGTTTCTAGTTTCCCCATGCAATACGATGAGGCTTTGGTCAGTAGAATTAACCAAGGCTCGCAAATGGTGCTTCAATCGCAGCCTAAAGGCACAAGCCTTAGTGTTGGCGCAGATGGCAAGGTTGAGTTTACTCAGGGCGGCTATGGTTTAAATCAAAGTCAACCCGTGCAAAAATCAGTTGAAAAGGATTTGCAAAAAGACCTTATAAGCACAACAGATTCATTACAGCGAGCCGCAACAATTGGCGCTAGATACAAATCAGAATTTTTGACATACGGCGGTCAGCTAGGCGCGGCTAGTACGCGAATACAAGAAAAAATGGGTTTAAATTTAAGCAGTGAACAAAAAGATTTTTTAAAAGACAGAACAAAATTTAACAACTTGGTTGCTCGAGAATTTAACGCCTATAGAAAAGAAATCACAGGCGCCGCAGCTGCTGTGGCCGAATTAGAATCATTGAAAAAAGCCGTTATCAATACAGACCAATCACCATCTGAGTTTGAGGCGTCATTACAACAATATCAGGACGACCTTCAACGCGCCTTGCGCTTGAAACGTGCTTTAATTCGAGAGGGAATTACTGTTGGCTCTAAAGAATTTGGCTCACAATTTGATAGTCGCTTTTTATCGGGCGGCGATGATTCTATCGAGGCGCGTATATCTGATTTTCAAGGTGAGACCGATTCAAATAAGATACAGGCAATTCTAGAGCAAGAGGGCTATAGAACGACTCCATTATCAAATGATGAGATGGGCGCAGCGCCGGCAAGCACAAAACCAAGCAAGACATTTCAATCAACCAAAGAAGCAACTGCCGCAATTGACCGTGGAGACGTTTTGATTGGCGACACGGTTATTGTAAATGGTAAAAAATTTAGGATTGACCCCTAATGCCTAGATTGGTTGCCATTGATGATGATATGCCTGCGATGGCTTATAAATTAACGCCCATTGATGATGAGCCGATTGCGCCTAAAAGAAATTTTCTGCAGCGCAATATTATTGACCCAATTCGAGGAAACGCAACCGAAAAATTGCCTGAGTTTAGTGTGGGGCAATTGCGCGTCAACAACGTAATCGAGCCTAAGCAGGCAAGAGGTGTAACTGGTGGTTTTGCGCTTACCAGCGATGTAAAAGCACAAAAAGAGATCATCCAAGAGAATATACCCAATGCTCAATTTGATAGTGATAAAAATGGCAATCTTATTGTTAGTATTCCGCAACCTGATGGCGGAACGTACAGGGCGTATGTCAATAAGCCCGGCCTTAGCGGGCGGGATATTGGCAATGTGGTGGTTGATAGTGCACCTTACGCGGTATTGGGCGGTGCAGTTGCACCGCTCGGCGCAGCCTTAGCAACGGGGGCAAGTGTTGTTGGTGGTGGGGCTATATCCGTTGCCCAAGATATAGGCGCACAACAGTTTGGCAGTCAGCAACCAGTTGACCTTGGAAAGGCCGCAATAAGCGGCTTAGCTTCAGGTGCAGGTGAATTAGGTGCTCGCTATATATCAAATTTACTTAGCAGGGGGGCAACGGATACGGCGGCACAATCTGCAGCAGCAAATTATACTATAGATGATTTAGCGTCTAAACTTGCCGCATCTAATACGAGAGAGGCTCAAACACTATCTTCATTGGGGCGTTATGATGCTCAATCCGTAGCCGCTTTAAACGATAGAATGGCGCAAAGGTTTGGTATAAGCCCCACAAGAGCGCAGGCGACACAAAATTTAGCCGATTTACAGGCACAAGAAGCCTTTGCTAAGGGCGCACGTGGCCGCGCCGCCCAAGATTTAGTCTCTGATAGGCTTGCTCAGCAACAACTTGATATTAATCAATCCCCGCAGATTACGTTGCGCCAACTTGGTATAGGCGATGTAAGCGAAGTTACCAAGCAAAGAGCCGCTGGCAATGCCTTTCAGGAAATACAAAATCGTCGCGATATGCTTCGGCAAGATGTGGCGGGCGCATATGAAAACGCATTCATAGATGCACCATCCGTGCCTTTGCAGAGGCTAGATGAATTACTGCCTGCAGCAAAAGGAACCGTTGAAACAGTAACAAGGCAAAATCAATTATTTCCCGCATCCTATGGCATGATTGATGAAATAGAAGCCAGCCTTAAGGCATTTGGTGAGGTGGGCGGCACTGATGCAAAAACTATAAATGTACAATTACAGGAAGTAGACGGCCTAAGGAAGCGCTTAAATCAATTTATTGGGGCGGCCTCTAACAACGCAGACCGTCGTCAAGCCTCTTTGATAAAGGAAGCCTTTGACGATAAACTTGATGAAATATTTGAACAATCTGTAGAATCAGGTGACCCTTCAAAATATAAAAAACTGCTTGAAGCTCGTGCATTGCGAACCAGAATGGGGGAATTATTTGAAGCTGGAAAAGGTGCGGGAGTTGGTCAAAAATTTATTGATAAGGTCTTAAACGACGAAAAAACACCGGAACAATTCGCCAATTTATTTATAGGGGCGTCCGATGTGGGGAAAAACAGCGCCGCGCCGCAGATTTTACGACAAACAAAAAAAATTCTAGGCGCGGATTCTACAGCCTTTAAATCCGTTCAGCAAATGCATTTTCTGCATATGGTTGATAGAGCAACGAATAATGGCCAGGTTTCACCACTTAAATTATCAAACCAAATAAATGATTTGGTGAGAAAAAACCCATCTTACGCCAATGAGTTATTCTCCAAAGAGCAAATACGCGCATTAAAAGATTATGCTTATGTTCTGCAACTGGTTAAGCCAACGGCATTTAACCCATCTGGAACCGCCTATACCGCAGCTCGCGAAATAAGCAACGTTTATAATAGCACGATGAAAAATATGGGGCTTTCGATGGGTATAGCCGGCGACCCGTCATTGATAGCGGCCTATGCTGCTAACAAAGGGCGCGGTTTAATGCAAAGAGCCGCTGCAGCAAAAATAGTTGAGCCATTTATGATTGAGGCGTCGCAAACGCCAATGACTCAGCTTTTAAAGGGCGCTGGTGTGGGTATTGCAGTTGGTCAAGGCTCTCAAGAGGAGCAGCAATAATGTCGCGCTTTGTAATCCCTTATATTACTGTTCTGGACGGCAACGGAAAACCCATTTCTGGCGCTATTTTAGAGTTTTATGAAAATCAAACAACCACTCCTAAAAGTGCTTATAAGGATTCCGATTTAACACTGCCATGGAGTCCGTCTATTGACAAAACGGATAGCAACGGGCGCGCAACCATATATTTAGCGCCAAACACTCTGTATAGAGTAATTATCAAGGATGCCGCTGGTAATATTATAACCACTCAAGATAATATTTCTAGTGGTGTAAATTCTGCAAACATTAATACAATCAAGAAAATTAGAATTGAAGATTTTCCGGGGTTCTTTGGTGATTTTGACGATTCTACCTATGCGGGACAAAGTGACCACGTTGCTTGGCAAAGTGTTTTACAGGCAATGCGCGACGAGCCTGATGCCGTTTTTGAAGGCAATCAAAAGAGGTCTAAGGTTATATTTCTGAACAGCAATATCGGCGCATTCCTTGCGCCTCGCAACGCTAGGTTTTATTGGGAAGGTACGCGGCTCTTTGGCGACACGCGCCCCGGCGGCGTCTATAACAGCGGCGGTTTACTGGCTTTCGATTCCCCCGTAGGCATGTACCATCGGGACTTAATTATCAACGGCCTAGCGCAACATCCCATCGCCTCGATTACTGTTTCCGGCACAACCGCAACTGTAATTACCGTGGACGCGCACGGCTACGTTGCTAATCAGCTTACCGGCCTGTTCGGTGTTGAACGTCCTAACGGCACGTTGACCACACAAGAGCGCATTCTTTCTGTCTCTGAATTTAACGGCCTTAAAACCGTGCTGAGCGTCCCCACATCTACCAGCTTCACCTACACCGTGGCGGCGGGTACGCCAACGAATCCCGTTGTTACACGTGGTCGAGCTTGCTGGACTAAGAACATTCTGTTCGGCGGAGACGGATTGCGGCTGTTTAACGGCATGGATTGCTTACTGGAAAACGTGCGGTTTGAATCAATCAATGATGCCTACTGCCGCTACTCCGGCACAACCAATGATGCCGCGATTCTAGCAACGCCAACGCTGCCTGTTGGCGCGTTTAACCTCCGCATGGATAAATGCCACTCCATCAACTGCACGCAAGGCAGCTCAACGTCGGGCGGCGCACACACGGTCATAATTGATAATCACATTTCTGAATTGTCCCGCGCCTCTGCATGGAAGATGGCCTCACGCACAGGAACGGGCGCTATTGCTGGCGGCACACTACACTTTGACGGCATTGTGAAAAACAGCATCCCCGCAGCACTACCTGATTTTAACGCCGCGCATCCGAACTGCTATTCTCAAGTCGGCGTTGTAGCGGAAGGCGTCCAGAACTTGCGCGTGCGCGGCACTTTTGAACGGGTGCGCGAGAGCCTGAACTTCCTGCCAAACCGCGATGCAGGTGGCACGCTTCCTACGCGCAACTTGGCACGCAGCCTTGATGTTGACATTAACATTATTAGCGGCGGAGACCCGCTCAATCTTCGCATGTGGGACGGCGCACGAATTGAGGAAAACTCAACGCAAACCACATACGCGGAAGGCGTTAAAAACACCCGCGTTCGGATTCAGTGTTTTGAGCTGAACGGCCATGCACTGCGTGTCGGTGGCTCTAACCTTGGCTTTAATTCAGGAATGGATTATGAAGTTACCTCGCAGGACTGTGCGGGCGCACTGGCATTGCGAGCGAGAAACGGGCGGCGCGGGCGGGTTAAGGTTACGCATGACGGCGCGGCAACCAGCACAGCCAACCTATGGGCGAGCGGCGCGGTAACGTACAAAGTCACCGAGCACGCTATTGTGAACGGCGTTAAATGGCGCTGTGATGTCACGCCAGGCACGCCGTCAACAGTTGCGCCTACAGGCTCAGGCACGATTGTGACCGCAGATGGCTACACATGGAAGAGCCTACATGCAGCAGCCGCGCTGGCAATAGACGCAGATGAATCAAGCGTCCCCATGGAAGACATGACGATTGATGCCAAAGTGCATAATAACCCGCTAGGGGATGGCGTGTACCTCAGCAACTTAACCTCGTCCAATTACACCATTGTCGCAACGGGCAACGCACGCAACGGTGTGAGTGAGTCGCGCATGACAAACTGCCACGCGCAAAGCGTCACATCGCACCGCAACGGTTTAGCGCAAATAAACTCAACGGGGCTTATTAACCACAACTACAGCGTCCTTGATTGTGATAGCGCGAACAACGGCTTTACGCCGCACACGGTTGATTCATTCCAGAATCTTGTGATATGGCAACGCACAATTCGCAACGCAAACAGCACGGGCAATCTCAATTTAAACGCAATCCGCCCAGACGGTTTTAAGGTTATGATGCCAGCAACCATGATTAATTGCACCACTACAATAGACGTGAACAATGCGCTTGGTTACGGTCTAAAACACCTGCTTGATAAATCATATCTCAACATTGAATGCCCGCGTATTCATGATTTAGGTACTGCTAATGGCACGGCCGGACTATACCCCGGTGGGTCAAAATTAACTCTTGGCTCCTTTGGCACAACACTGCAAAAAGGCGGCGCGTCGGCGGGCAGCATGACACATGATGTATCGGTGGGCGGTCATTACTTGCCGCTGGCAAACGCTTTTGTTGCGGGCTCCCCACCAGCAGCAGCACGAATTTACGGCTCAAACAATTTTAGCGCGGGCTGTGGTTGG